AAGACAAACCAATCGCCTGACTTGGCATGACGCATACGATCATCAGATAGGTTAGACAAAGAGATCATAGCTGACCTACGAACACCACCTACTACCACTACCTCACCAATCTTACACATCAAGTCGTGAGCTTGTATGCTAGATAACTTCTTACCTTTACTTGCTTGGAATGTCTCACAAGTAAACCTAAACAAATCTTCTAAAGGTTCAGCACCAGATGCCCTACCACCAAAAGTTTTTAACTTAGCACCTGCTGGTCGTACCTTGTGTGTATCCCACTTAGGAACTTCACCTGCATACAACAGCGAGATTAGCTGTCTAAGGGATTTAGCCCACCCTTCCTTGCTATCACTAACTACTATAGTAGTATCGCTCTGGAACAGCTCATCTGGTACGTCAGGGAGCTTGCTAATGTACTGACGCTCTACACTAAATCCGACCCCTGTACCACAGAGCAAAATGAACATAGCCTCGTCGAAGCTCTTGGGGTCATCTACTGCTAGGTAAGAGCAGTTGTAAGCACAAGTGTTATCTCGTTCCATTGCAGCACCAGCAGTCATCAAGGCTCTCATGCTGGGCATAACATTAAGCTCAAGTATATTCTCTTCAAGAGTTTTGTAAGTTACCTTGTCTACCTTATCCTTGACTACATTAGTCATGTATCGGTTGACTGTTTCTTTCCATGTTTCCCTTCTGTTTTCTTCTGGTATCCACCTAGCATACCTGCTTAATGCTATGTACTGTTGGTACTGATTCATTTTGTTATCCTTACTGTGTATTTAGTTTCAATTATCTTATCTATGTAGTGTCGTGCTTTCTTTAAATCTTCTAAGCCACCTTTGTCTCTGTACCTAGAAACATATTTGACTACATTGCCTTGAAAATAATCCAAGTTGTTAGCTGCTATAAAATCCCACACTTGAATAGCTTTATCCTTATAGTGATTACCACCCCATTGAATATCATTACTACCATTAACTATCTTAGTCATACTAACCTCCATACTTTTTCTTTAAGTAAGTTAGGGATACAGGAAGCTCGTCAAACGATCCGTTATTAACCTCATTCAACATCCATATACCTTTCCAACTGTCATTACCTTGATTGCCTAAGTAGGCTTCATCATGTTGGTTAAACATACCTGCAAACAACCCTGTCAAGCGAACATTATCTGCTCTCTTACCATAGGCTATATCCCTATCTTGTACATGACCCATCACACAAGACATCATCTTCTTAGTTAGCATAGCTCTAGCACTAGTCACTGGTCTACCCATTACACCAGTAGTAAAGAAGTGAGCAAACGCTACACCCTCAATGACCACAGGCTTTAGGTAATCGTACACCTCCCAATCACTAAGGTTTAAGTCCTGATAGCCAATAGTATCTTCTAGGATAGCATCATACTCTATGGCTCGTTCTATCCTTTGTTCGTGGTTGCCCATTGTAAACACAAGTCTAGGCTTCCATTGCTTCTGCTTGTTAACCTTGAGCCTGTTGCGCTCAGACTTAATAGGTTGAAGAAACAAATCCATTGCTAAGTTACCAGACTCTACATCCTTCTTGTAGCTTCTACCTTCAAAAGATTTCTTACCTTTGTCATAGGAGCAAAGAGATTCCATATCCCACCAGTCACCTATCATTACAACAACATCTGGTTTCTTAGATGCTATGTATTTACCTGCATATAACAGGTGGTCTAGGGGTACACCAGGTTTAACCTGTGTATCTGGTACTACGCATATCTTCATCTTTAATGCTCCTCATCCATGTCATACATATCACGCATTGCATCTTCTCTTGAGATGGCTTGTTCAACTGAAAGGAGGTCATCATCAAAGTCTAACTCCTCTCTTTGATAAGTTTGTTCTGTCCTGTAATCTAAAAAGTTTTCTGGTATTAACCCTTGTATTTGTAGGTCATTTATAATATCAATCATTTCGTTGACTGTCAGCAGCACACCTTCTTTGCACACTTTGCAACGCTTGATGTGTTGAATTATTTTAAACTCACCATTACAAGTACCACAGCTAATGCAATACAATGTATCATCCATTATCTTAACTCCTTCAACCATTCTTTAGGTAGAGATATACCAAAAGCAAACTTGATGTTGTGAGCATTACACCAGTCTGAATACTTCTTGCTTTTACTTTTGGTACACCATTGGTCACGCATAAATAACATACGAATATCAAGATTAGGATTCTCTTTTACCACCTGAGCCATCTTAGTTCGGTCAACTGAAGTGAATCTACCTTTTGCTTCTACTATCATGCTACCCATTATGAAGTCAGGGGTGTAAGTCTTGTGAACAAATATGCTTTTAACACTATCACAATTCTCACACTTACCTTTCTTCTTTAAGTAGTAGTTTACCTTTACTGTTTCGTACTCAAACTTAATGCCCTTAGACTTTAAGTCCTTAGCTATGTTAGCTTCATACCTACTACGATACTTGTTCATAACTAAAGTCCATTGGCATCTGTTTACCCTTCTGGAGAATCCACAATAGCTGACTGTTCTGGACACATCTGTTGCGTCCTTCATCATAGCCAAATTCTTTTATGTACAAGTCAATAATCATACTATCCCAGTCTTTCTTTGCGGTGTCCTGTAATAGCTTGCTTGCCTTGACAGCACCAAGACCTCTAATGCCTAAAATATTATCCGCAGTGTCACCAGTTATCATTTGCTGATAAAAAAATCTAGTGCCTTCTTCTGGGGTAACAAACTTCTGTTCCTTCTTAACAAAGTTGTAGTGCCTACCTTCACACATCAACAAGTCTTTATCTATACTGGCGATACAGGTAGTATCATCTTGCTTTAAGCCCAACGCATCATCAGCTTCAATGTTGTTTACTACAACAGCTTTGTAGATACTAACGAGGTAGGTTCTTATAGCATCAAGGTGTACAGGCTTGGCAATACCTTTCCTATTGCCTTTGTAGTCATCTCTTACTTTATTACGAAAGGTTTTCTTGGGTGTTAGATAGATGGTGTAGCTTGTGCAGCCACAGTCCTCTATTATCTGATTGACATAGAGTTTAGTAGAATGGAGAGCATAAGGTTTGGGGTCAGCAGTAACCAACCCCGTTTCCTTATCCTTCTTTTGGCAAGCAAAGCCTACACGATAGGCAATGATGTCACCATCAATGAGGGCTTTCACTTAGAAAGGCACTTCATCATCAAAGGTTTCTACTTCTGATACAGGCTGTGCTTCTGTAGCAGTAGGTATATTTTTAGTGCTAGAGATACGCTTGTCGTGAATAAATTTAGCCAAGCCAAATAGATTCCTGATAGCAGGTGCATCTTCATCTTCACACCCTGCAATAGAAAAGTCAGTAGTGATAGCTGGTTCTACTTTATCCTGGTACTTACTAGGAATAGAACTTAACCCTGCTACATTATCATAAGTTGTATCAGCATCTTTCTTGAAGTGCTTAACGATAATATTTACTGGCTTACCTAACACAGATTCCCAGTCTGCTACTGTTTCTTCTTGGGCAGTAGGTACAAAAGCCTTGAACATTTCAAACTCTGTACTCAAGCCTGACATACGACCAAAGATATTGAATGGCTTAGACCAAATGATTCTTGGTTGTTCTACACCATCAACTGTTATAGTAGAGCCTAGTACCTCAAAGCACAGGGCTATCTGTTGTGCAGGTGATTTAACTTCGCCTTTGTATTCACGAAGCTGCATACCACAATCAGCTACATAGATTAACCTAGCCTCATGTTCACCTTCAGTAAGGTTCTCGTACTCGATCTTACTTTCTTTTTTTACTGATGAATTACGTTCAAATCCCATATCTTTCTCCTTAATGGATTTCACTATAGTTGTTACCAAATTGTATATCAACCTCTAAATCCCTGTTTAACCTTAGCAGATTATTAACCTGTTGTATACTTTTTTGTAGTAGTTTTATACACCTATCTTTATTACCTTCCTTCACCTCCAATATTATTTCATCGTGAAAGTTAGCAGTGAGTTGCTGTCTTTCTTTTAAGATGAATCCTACCCACATATCAAACAAGTAAGTACCTGTACCCTGACATAGGGTTGAGAACTTATCCTTGTCACTTCTTAAACTGTACCATAACTTAGATACTGGATTGTACTGCCATGTAGAACCCTCAACCTGTTTTGTTACCATGCTGTCACTGATAGCCTTCACACTCCAGTTTCTTTTCCAATAGGCTTCACTAATCACTTTAGCTTCTTTCATAGTAATATTCAATTGCTTTGCTAAGGTTTTAATCCCTGCACCATATTGAAGGGCATAGTTACCACCCTTAAAGTTATACCTAGTCTTAGATAGTGCATCAGTCTTATTACCATCTTTATAATCTTGCATCTGTTTTTTGGTAATAGCTTTAGCAGATAGTGCAAGGTCAAGGTGTGGGTCAAAGCTAGGTGTACTCATTTCTTTAACATAAGGTTCGTCAAAATCCCACATATAGTGTTGCTTGACCCTATCTTCTAAGCTGCACATATCAGAACCACATAACTCATAACCTTTCCTAGCTTTAAGCAACCCTCGTATATCTAATCCATAAGGCTTTCTCGCAGATGGTAGGTTGACACAGACAGCGTGTTTAAATCTAAGAGTATTAGTTAAACCTTGTATTGCAGCAACAACAAAACCATCTTGTTCGTTTTTTAGTAAGCCTTTAACCAATCCTATTCTGTGCTTAACCACAGCCATGTTCTCAAGGACTAATACTTCTGGGTGTAGGTTAGATAGTTTCTTAATGCTTTTGCACAGGTCACCATCTTTAGTCTTGACTTGGGGTATCTCCCTGTCCTCAACAAAATTAAAGGTGCTGGGCTTCCAACCCAAACCAAGTAACCAAGCCTTAACTTGATGACTGCTAGTAGGGTTAGGCTCATCTTGACCTATTACTTCTTCTATCTCTTCATTGTACTCAACAGTAAGACCATTAAGTTCTGTTAAGACCTTCCACCTTTCACCTGCTACAGATAAAGTGCCATCTTGTTTGTAGGGTAGCTTGGGCTTAGTACGCTTGGCTATTTTAGGAACTTGGGGCATGACCTTAGATAGTTCATCAATAGCTTCTTGATTCTTTAGCTCTAACTCATTGAGCAAAGTGTTAGCTTTGTCTACATCTAACTGCCACTTAGACTTCTCTTGTAGCATAGACATCTTCATCTTGAATGAAAGGTAACGAACCAGTGGTTGGTAATCACCATCATAAATCTTAATCAACAAAGATTTCTGTAAATTCCAGAGCTTAGTATTGATCTTGACATCTTCTTTGCAGCGGTGGAGATACTCCTCAAGAGATAAA